TTGAACAAGATGGTTTCCAACGCACTGACCGGGGTTGCCGTCACCATGGCGGTCGGGACCGCCGCTTATATGATGACCCAGAAGAGCCCCGCCAAGAAGCGCCGCCAGATGAAGAAGACCGCCGACCGCGCCATCCACGCCGTGGGCGAGATCGTGGACGGGATTTCCTCGGTCATGCACTAACCCTCCCAAAAAAGCAGCCGGTCCCCTGCACAGTACATGCTGTGCAGGGGACCGGCTGATCTATGTAAAACCCCGCCGCTATGCGCGGGAGGGATGTCAGCGAAGCGCCATCCAGGCGTAGGTCTTCCCGGTCTGGTTGAGGATCGGCCCGACCCCGATCACCGAGTCCTCGACGTTCTCCACCGAAAAGCCGGTATCGCTCAGCGTGATCCCCATGCTGGCGCCGTTTTCGGTGGCCACCCCCGAATAAAGGTCGGCGGTGCGGTAGTTCCAGTCGTAGTAGATCAGCGGCTGCCCCACGGCATAGACCAATAAAAATTTCGGCTTGAAGCCGACCGTAATCTGCCGCGGCGAGGTGCCGTTTCCGCTGTAACTGCCGTACTCCATCGGGGCGCTGATCCACCCGTGCTCCTCCTCGCTCAGATGAAGCGTCGCGTTGGCCGCGTGGGCCCCCAGCGCGGCGTCCAGCTTTTCGTTGTCTGCATTGAAGTCGTCCATCTTCGGCTTGTCGCTGCCGGTCCATTTGTTGAGCCCGTAGTTTGGCGTTTTATAAGTGCTTGGCATAATTCACTCCTCTTTTATTGGCGCGGGCTTTACAGCATATCGCCCGCCAGGTCGAATTCCTCCCAGGTGAAGTCCCGCTCGTCGAACCTATCGCAGTCCCACCCCTTTTCCTCGAAATCCACCCAGGTCATCTCCCCGATGACCAGCTCGTACTCCAGATGGGCGGGCAGCATTTTCCCGATCATCGCCTTGAGCTTGTCCAGGGTGGTAAACTCCCCCAGCAGCTCCAAAAACACGACCTCCAGGCGCTCCTCGGCCGGATGCTCGATCAGCTGTGAATGGAGCCCCGCCGCGCGCAGCGAGGCGAGCATCCCCTCGTGGGTGAAGTCGCTCTGCGCCACGCTCAGGCGGTAGATGATCAGCTCCCGCCGCCGCTCCAGCGTCAGCTTGGGGTTGAAGGGGAGCGAGAGCAGCCGCTCATAACGCGCCACCGTCTCCTCGCTCGCCGTTTGGATGTACATATCCCGCCAGAGAGTAGAAAGTTCCTCCTGGACGAGCGCCAGCGCGCAGAGGTAGCTTTCCAGCTCGGCCTCGATCAGGCTGCCCTGCAACCGGTAGATCCCCAAAGAGCCCATCAGCGAATAGACCGAGCGGCGGCAATCAAAGCGCTCCATCACACGACCTCCATCCTGGCGATCGCGATCTCTCCGGGGCGGATGATCTCGTCCGCCGCCGCGCGCACGTCGGCGGCCGGGGAGAGTAGCGTGACGTTGCGCACCCCCTCCAGTGCGCAGAGTGCCGCCAGGAGCCTTGCGCACATCAGGCTCTCCCCCACCTGCTGCGACAAAAAGTAGTCGTGCAGCGCCGCCTGGCACCGGGCCTTGACCTCCTCGAAGGAATCGTTCTCCATAGGATCCAGCAGCAGCGAGAGATCGGCCCTTTTTTCGACGGCGTTTTTGACCAGCACGTCCACGTTGATCTCCTTCTTCTGCGCCAGCGACTGCTGCAGCTGCTGCACCCGCCCGGCCGGCAGGTCCTCCAAAAACCCGCTGACCGCGATGTCCACCGTCCCCCGGCCGCGCACGCGCGGCAGCACCGCCGCCGAGGCGACGAACTCATGCTGTGTGACCTCGCCGTAGTAAAAGGTGCTGTTGGTGCTGTTCGAGACCGAGCGGTAGCTCTCAAAGAGCCGCTCGCGCAGCTGCTCGTCGCGGGAGCAGCTGATGGAGTTGGCCCGCCGGTGCTTGGAGAAAATGGAGATGGAGGCAACGGTCACGGGCTGCGCGGGCTGGCCGGAGCTGGACGGCATGGCAAAGCAGGCGCTGCCGGACGCGGTGNCTGTGTGACCTCGCCGTAGTAAAAGGTGCTGTTGGTGCTGTTCGAGACCGAGCGGTAGCTCTCAAAGAGCCGCTCGCGCAGCTGCTCGTCGCTCTCCTCGTCGGTGCCCCCCGTAAAGGGGGCCGGGTTCTGCACCCCGCTGATCCCCACCACCGGGGTCACCATGGTGTCGATCCGGTTCGCCGCCAGGTTCCCGCCCGCCCCCGCGGTGCAGGCGCTGGCAGGCGCCTGCACCGTCAGCTCGCCCGCCGCCAGGGTCGCCGCCGCATCGGTGGCAAACTCCACCCCGCCGCCCGAGACGAGCGTCCCCTGCGGGATGAGCAGGTCCTCCTCCCCGGCGCTGCGGCGGGAAAAGGGGAGCGTGCCCCGCGCGAAAAGCGCGCCCTTGCGTGAAAGGCCCCGCGTCTCGGCATGCCTTTCCAGGCTCTCGCCCCCCGCGGTGGCCGGGAAGAGCTCCCGGCGCAGCTGCGCGCATTCCTCGAGGAGGCTTGCGACCTGCTCGCTGAGCACCGCCATGCGGATTCCCACGTCCGACCCGTCGTCCGGATCGAACCCGGCCAGCTCGGCGTACCGCGTCTTCATCATCTGTAAAATCTCCTGCTGTCCCACTAAAGCGCCACCCCCAATTCCACTGTTTTTTTGCTCTCCCGCAGCGTCAGGCTGACGTGTACGGTGAGCCTGTCTCCCGCGTAGGCGCAGGAGGCCCCGTCCACCTGCACCCCCCGCAGCGGGCCCAGCGCCTCCTGTACATAGCCGCTCACCAGGGCATTCGCCCCGGCCGTGTCGCGGGGAAGGCGCCAAAGCAGGCTCCCCAGCTCCCGGTTCAGCGGGAAGCTGCCCTTTTTCACCATCAGGCGGATCATGGCGTTCTGTATGAGCAGCCCGTCCGCATCGAGCGGGATGCTCAGCCCCCGCGCGTCCCGCGCATGGTCCCCGTTTTTCAGCTTACTGTCCATTGCTTCCCTCCGTCTTGCCGACGATCTCCCCGTTTTGGGAGACGGTCAGCCCGTTTAGCTTGATCGTCCCGTCGGCGCACAGCCGCAGCACGGCACCGCCGGTGCTGCGCAGCTCCACCTCGCCGGGCCGCAGCCCACCGTCACCCTCGTCGATCACCCCGGCGATCACCTGCTCTCCCCCCGCGTTCAGCAGGAGCAGCCGGTCCCCCTCGCTGGGGATGTAGCGGCAGCCGCCGTACAGATAGCGCGGGGCCTGGAGGGTGGTGTCCCCCTGTACGGTCACCTTGCCCTCCTTAGCGTCGATGACGCGCACCGCCTGTGCGTTCGGGCGCCCCGGCGCGCCGGGGCGCATCCGATCGGTCATCCACATCCTTTCCCTTCCTTTCCATCATCTGATAAAGCGGTGGTCCCGCAGCTCGACCTCCTCGCGAAAGCCGTCCTCGTTGAGGATATAGCGTACCTCCCACACCGCCCAGCCGATTTCGCTGTCATACGGCTCGTAGAAGTCGCCCGGGTAAATGGCACGGTAGTGCGCAAGCACCTCACGCCGCACCAGTCTGGTTGCGGCCGCCCGCTTGTATGCGTTGTACTGGCTCTGCCACCATTTACTCTCGTCCTCCACGCCGGCCGAATAGAGGTACCGCCGCCGGGTGATCCCGAGCTCGGGGGTATACTCCCGGCTGTAGACCAGCCGGCCCAGCTCGTCCAAAATCCCCGTTTCGGAGACGTATTGGGTCCGGTCGATCTCCTGCCCGAAGGCGAGATGCACCCCCTTGATCCGGCCGCCCTCGACGGGCAGCCCCCGCTCGGGGACATACTCGGTGCGCACCACCCCATCCCGGTCGATGTACGGGTCGGGCCTCCAGGAGGCCCGGCAATAATTTTTGAGCACGTCCCATTCGCTCATCCCCTTGCGCACCACAAATTCCGAGGGGCGCGTCTCGAAGCTGTCCGAAAGGCGGGTGAAGCCGTAGGGCTCGATATGCCGCTCGAAGATCCGCCCGATCGAGGGGTTGTAGTAGGTCTGCGGCTTTGCCTCGCAGTCGAGCAGGCAGGCCCCCCTGGTGCGCGCCTCGATTTTTAAAAGGCTCCCGTCCCTCTCCTCGCTGTAGCACTGCTTGTCCATCAGCCCGTCGAAGAGGGTCTCGCCGTCGAGCAGGAGGCGCACCGTTTTCTGCTCGGGCAGCGGACCGCTTATGGCGAAGGACGCCTTGCAGCTGTAGACCGGGGAGGCGAAGGGGCGCACCACCTCGAAGCCGATGCAGCTGTAAAGGGTGGTGTCTTCCCCGCCGATCCCGGTAAAACAGGCCGTAACCGTCATATGCCGCCCTCCAGCGTGCGCCGCTGGTCCTCGATGAAGCGAAAGGAAAAGCGCAGCGTCACCCCACCCTGCCCGACTGCCTCGAGATAGGCGAAATAGGCGTACATCGGCCCGGCCACCGGGGAGATCAGCAGCGCCGGCTCCTGGGCGCGGTAGCTCTGGCAAAGCGCCTCCCACTGGGCGGCCACGTCGCCGCCGAACAGCTCGCCCTCGCCCTCGATGATTCGCGCGTTCTCCCCGATGTTCTGCGCATCCTGCCACCTGCCCGGGCAGCTGCGCAGCCGGATGTTCTTCTCCTGCCGCAGCACGATCCTCGACGGGTTATACCGGAACTGGTAGTCCCCGAACTGCATGACCGCCGCAATTTTCTCCAAACCTTGCCCCTCCTTTAAAAGTCCTCTTCCACCCGCGGGTATTGCCGCGACTCGAATTCCATCTCATCCGAAATCTCTCTGAGCGCCACCCGCCTCTGGCGCGGGTAGAGCACCTCGCGCGGCTGCGGCCCCGTCCTCTGCTCCTCCTGTGCGGGGGCGGCCACCTCGTAGACATCCACGGGGGCCCCCACGGTGACCCCCGCAGTGATTCCGGCCGTGCGCGCCGCCGTGACCTGCGCGAAGGCCGGCCTCGATGGCTGATACGTGCTCGGCGCGTAAAGTGCCGGCTCCTGCCGCGGCTGCGGCGGCAGGGACCAAGCCTCGTGCTCCTCACCGGTCTGCCGCGGCGGCGCCTCTTCCCCGGCCTCCCGCAGCAGGGAGGCGACGGGGCGCCTCCCCGCGGGTGCGCGCTCCTGCCGCGCAGACTGCTCCTGCAGCTCTAACAGCTCCTCAAGCATGCTCCCCCTCCTCCTGCTGCCGGTAGAGGGCGGCGAGAGACGCGATCTGCTCCATCGGCAGGAGCGCCGCCACCTGCTGTGGCGTGTAAAGCTCTTGTCCCTGCTCGTCGCACAGCGCCAGCGAGAGCAGCGCGATGTTGCGGCAGAGCGGCAGCAGCCGCCCGGCGTCCGGGTAATGCGGCAGAAACTCTCCCAGCAGCCCGCGCACCAGCTCGTGCTCGCAGAGCATGCGCCCGGCCGGCACTTGGCGCAGGAACACCCCGTCCCCAAGCGGCGTCATCTTTTTTGGCAGCGCCATCAGCGCACCTCCATGCGCTTTTGGGCCACCAGCGAGATCCACTCGATCACCGTGTCGTTGAGATTGGCGTTTTCGCTGATCTCGCTCCACTCGCAGCCCGAGTAGATCAGCTTGCGGTCGGGCTTCACGATCACCAGGTTGAAGCCGGAAAGCGCATAAAAGTCGACCCCGTCGCTCAGGGCCCCCTCGCTGATCACGACCCTGGAAAGCTCCACCACATGCCGGGTCCTCCCGCCGATCGTCCCGACCGGCTCCTCGCTTCCGAACGCCTCGACGTACCGGCTCTCGCGGGTGGTTTTCACCTTGTAGCTCTGCGCCACCGCCAGCTTTTGCCCGTTGATCTCGATGTAGATGTCCCGGCTGGTCGGCACCGTAATAATTGCCATCTTCCTGCCCCCTTTTAAACCGTAATCTGCGCGACGATGCGGATCTGGCTGATCACGCCCGCCACATGGAACCCGACCTCGAGCAGCAGCACCCCCGGCTCGTCCGGCTGCTCGCTGACGAGCGGCACGTCGAAGTCGTCGATCAGCCCCTCGTCCTGCTTTGCCGCCAGCTCGATGGTCGCCTGCGAGGCGATCGCCCCGCGGGTGAGCGCGTTGTTGCGCGCGCCGCGCAGGCGCTGCTTCATCGCGGTGCGCAGGGCGGCCATCACCTCGTCGATGATCAGCATGGTGTTGAGTGCCGCGAGGCTGTAGTCCGCCGCGCCGCCGCTCATGCTGCGGGTGGTCAGCGCCTTTACGCACTGAACCTGCCCGCCCACGCTCTCGAAGGCGCAGACGCCGAGGCCCAGCATCTCCTCGAGCGCGCTCTCGCTGATCGCCTCGACAAGCGCATCCACCCCGCCGAGTGCCAGCCCGTTGAGGTTGTAGCCGGCGCTCTCGGCCGTCAGCACCCCGGCCGCGAAGGCCGCGGCGGTGAAGGCCGCGCTCTCCCCTTCCCCATACCGGGCCGCCGGGGCGCAGAGCACCATCCGCTCGCAGCCCAGGCTCTGCGCCAGTACAGGCGCGCTACTGCTCTCCTTCGCCCCGCAAAAGCCGAGGCGTTCCTTCTGGCGCTCGCTGCAGTAAACGCAGTGGCCGCGCAGCTCCTGCAGCACCGCTTCCTCCCCGCTGTCGCAGACGACGGCGTAGAGGTTTTCGATCCCCTCGAGCCGCGCGAAGGCCGCCTTGTAGTCCTCGGCCGTCGCCCCCGTAGGCACCGGCGCGCAGTAAACCTTGCTCACCCCGCCCTCCAGCAGGATTTTGCAAAGCGGGTAAAGCCCCGCGTCCCCTTGGCTTGGCAGGGCGGCGGCGAGCTCTTCCACGCTCTTTACTTCATAGAGCGCCTCGGGGTTCTCCCCCGTATAGACGCCGACCGCCGCTGCAAATTTCTGCGAGCTTGCCGCCGCGTACCGGCTCTTGACCGTATATTCGGAATAGACCCCCGGCCGCTTGGTCCAAAAGCTCAATCTTCCTTCCTCCTTATCACAACGTTTTGATATCCCCCGCTCTCCTCCTGGCGGGTGATCAGGCAGCGCAGGGTGAAGCGGCAGCATAGGCTGACGCTGCGCTCGGCCGCGTCATACTGCGCGCGCTCGGTCTGCACGCTGTGCAGATAGAGCTCTCCCGCCTCAAAAAACAGCACCTGCAATACGCTGTCCAGCAGCTCGTAGCACCCCTTTGCGCCGCGCTCCCCGCCGAGGAGGACCATGCGCAGGGTCAGATCCACCAGCCGCCCGCGCAGCAGGGCTTCCTCCTGAGAGCTTAGAGCGCCGAGATAGTCGTTTGCGTTCTCTACCGTCTCGGCCCCTTCGAGCGAGAGGGTCACCGTCCTGCGCGGCGCTCCCGGCCCGGCGTTCTGGGGGTCGTACGCGGTGACGATACGCACCCCCGGCAGGGCGGGGCGAAGCAGCTCCTGCACATGCTCCAGCAGGTCCCACAGATGGTTCACGTCGCGTCCTCCTCTCCCAGCTCCTCGCAGAGCCCCGTGCGGTAGATTTCATGCTCCCCAAGCCAGTAGCCGCTCACCTGCAGCAGTAGATACCGCTTCCCGTCCGCTTGCAGCACCTCGTGCTCGCGGGCGCACGCCTCCCCGGGGAGCGCATAGTACCGCCACAGGGCGCGGCGAAGGCCGCCGCTCTCCCCGAGACGGTACCCTTCACCCGGGTCCTCGCTGTGGGGGAAGAGCAGCGCCTTGTGCCCGCTGCCCGCTTTCCCCTCCACCGAGACCTGCCGCCCGTATTGGCGCAGCAGGGTGGCGAGTGTTTGCTCCAAATTCATACCATTCACCCCGCTACACACAAAAGAACTGCGCGCCCTCGGGCAGCAGCAGCTCTCCGATCAGCAGCCGCCATTCGTCCGGGGAGACTCCGGTGCGCTCCTTGCTCACCGACAGCTCGCCTAGGCGCACCGAGCTCTGGGAGCCGGATGACTCGTATCGCTCGCGCATCCAATAGGCCGCCGCAAGTGCCAGCCGCCCGCTGTTTTCCCCGCAGTCCGCCCCCGGGCGCAGCCGGGAGCGGATCGCCCCGGCTGCGGCCTCGGCGAGGGAGGCGTACTGCTGCGCCTGTTCGCTTGTCAGCGCGCAGAGCTTGCAAAATTCCTCCAGAATCGCTTCGACTTTCATACCGCTATGCCTTCAGTCCCAGCACCTTGACCGCCTGCGGGAAGATCTTGGCAAAGCCGGCGGTCGCGGTGATGGCGGTGCGCTCGAGCTGGCAGTCGATCAGCCGGTCGGAGTCCACCGACACCTCCCCGGCGCAGACCATCTCCAGCGCACAGCGGCTGTCCAGGGCCACGATGGTCCCGGCCGGCACCGCGCTCGAACGGATGAGGGAGGCGCCCAGCGGGGTCGCCAGCTTCCCGGTGCCCTGGAAGTTGAGCCCGGCCGCCGCGTCCTGCATCTCGGGCAGGGCCAGGACTTTGAGCATCATGTCGGGCGAGGCGAGCAACACGTTCATCTCATAGTCCTCGAACTCGCCCCACAGCCCGACGAGATCCCCATAGGAGAGCTTTCCGCTCTCGGCGGTTTCGATCCGGTCGGCGGCGTTGTCGTTGCCGTCCCCGTCGATCAGGACGCGCACCGCGTCGGCGAACTGGCTCTTGGCGATGTAGGCGCCGATCTGCTTGAGCGCGACGCTGAAAAGGTCGATGTGCTGGAATTTGATCGCCTCATAAGAGGCCGCGAGCATCCTGCCGCGCTTATACAGCCGCACGAGGTTGTCCTTGAGGCGGATCTGCACCTGCGGGATCATGCCGCCCTCGAGCACCACCTTGAGCTCCTTGTCGTCCTCGCTAAAGTCGGTGGTGATGGTGCGGTAGTCCAAAGAATTGATCATGGTCTTGGCCGCGATGACGCTCCCCAGATGATCACTCTGCTCCATCCCGGCGCCCACCGCCCTGGCCACGTACTCCGGGAAGAGGCTGGCGCTCTCGCCGGTGGAGAAGAACTTCTGCAGCAGGTCGCTGCGCTCCCCCGAAACCTTGATGTCGAAGCGCTTGAGCTGGCGCTCAAAGGCGTCGAGCCCGGCCAGCTCGCCGCTGTAGCCGGCGCTCGGATCGAGCCGCTCGAGCTGGCTGGTCAGCCGCTCGCCATTTTTGTACATATCCTTGGTGATCGCAATATTCTGATAATTCATTCGCTTTCCTCCTACAGTATGATGGTGGCCGCGCCGTTTTCCGCCGAGACCACTGTGACCGCGCGCCCGGCACTCTCGCCCTCGCCCAGGGCGGCGATCCCGCCGTTCGCGTCCGCCTTGAGCGTGGTGTAACCGAGTGCGGGCGCCGTGCCGCTATAGGGCACGCTGACGGCGCCGCTCGTCTGCACCAGCGCATAGTCCCCCACAACCCCCGCGATGAAACCGATAAACGCCCCGCTGGTGCAGGGGCCGACGGTGCCGTTTTGGGTGATGGTGGCGGCGCTCCCCTTTTTGCAGCCCTCGTCCGCGCGCATCGTCACAAATTTGGTGTCGTACCCTTGAATGCTGATATCCATTTTTACATTCCTTCCTTTCGCTCTCAAATTCTAAATTGGCTTTCGCCCTTTGCTTCCTGCCTGCCCGGCAGCTCCCCCAGCAGCTGGGAATGGATCGGTAGCTGCTGCGCCGCTTTCTTTTGCAGCGCCGCGCTGAGCATCTGAAGCTCGCCGCTCTCCAGGCGGCCCGCGATGACGCGCAGCGACTTGCAGTCCACCCCTTCGAGGCTCAGCAGCCCGCAGCGCACCAGCTCGTCCTCCTGGCGCCGCCTCCACTCGCCGCCCAGGCGGGCGGCCTCCCTGGTCTGCCGCAGGTATCCTTTGAGCCGCTCGGCGGCCTCCCCCTCAAGGGCGCCGCCCCGGAGCAGGCCGTCGAGGTCCTCCTGGCAAAAATGCTTGCTCGTCGCGCTGCGCACCCCGGCCCCGGCCTGGGCGGGCACCGCCACGAAGGACCATTCATAGGCGTCGCTGGGCCCATCCAGGATATGGTGGCAGAGCGCCCCGTCCGGGTGGGGGTAGCGCTTCCCCTTTTCATGGGCGCAAGGCCCTTCGCGCTGGTCGGCCCCACAGACCGAGCAGACGGCCCTGTCCATCCTGCAGCTGACGCTGACCTCCTTCTTGATCCCCGCGTCGATCTCCAAGATCAGGTCGCGGTTGTGCTCCCCGCGCACCATATACGCCTGGGCGAGCAGGTAGTGGTAGGCCTCCCCCGCCGAGGTGGTCCTGTCCGAATCCCGGACCACCTCGGCGCGGTAAATGCGCGCTTGCTGGTTCTCCCCCTTGGGGTTGTGGTCGAAGATCCCCGTCTTGCCGACGAAGAGCTCGCAAAGCCCCTGCAGCGCCTTACAGGAGAACCGCTCATAGTCCCGGTCGACCTCGTTGTCACAGAGCACCACCGGGAAGGTATAGACCTCCTCCTCGCTCAGCTGGCGCCGGGTATAGCGGTTGATGAGGTCCATGTCCCCCGCCTCGGTGCCAAGCGGCGCCTGCGGCGCAAAGGTGTTTTCAAACTCCTTCTTCGTTTTCTTCTCCTCCTTTGGTGCAGGCCTGCGCGTGGAGCAGCTCGGCCCTGGCCTGCTCCACCTCGTCCTGCAGGTTGATGGCGGACCACTCCACCTGCACTTCGTCCGGCAGGGCATGCAGCCGCAGAAAGAGCGACACCACCCGCCGGATCACCGGCTCGAGCAGGCTGCGGTAGTACTCCAGCTCGGTGGTCAGGATGTCCGCCTGCTGCTTGCTCATGCGCTCGGTGGTGCTCCAGCTCAGCCCCAGCATGAAGGGCGGGATGCCGAGCTTGCTGACGATCTCCTCGAGCATCTGCCGCACCGGCACCTCGGTGTCGATCATCTGGTTGTCCGCGCCGATCACCTTGATGTCCACGTCCCCCACCGCCACGAAGTCGCGCACCACCCCGTCGCGGAGCCCCGAGACCGAGTGCCGCCACTCCTTGGCGATGTTCTGGGCGATCTCCTTGGCGTTCGCCCGGTCCAGCGCCGAAGCGCCGGGGCGGTAGGTCACCGCATAGCGCAGGTTCCCGATCCGCTCGAAGTTCTGTCCCATCGAGCGGTAGATCTTGTGCAGAATCGAGGTGACGAAGGGCAGCCCCTCCAAAAGCGAGCGTCCCACAATCTCCCCCGCCTTGGGCGCGAGGGCCGAAAAGAGGATGAGCTGCGGATAGGGCACCTCATGCAGCTGCCCCGTCTGCCCCCGCACCTTGATCACCGGCTCGAGCCGGGCCTGGTCGAGCGTCAGTTCAATGTTTTTTAGCGGCGCCAGGTACAGCCCGTGGATTTCCTTTCCCGAGGGCTCAAGCACGATCTCCCCCACCGCGTTGCCGTAGGTCAGCAGATCGCCAAGGTACCCCCACAAAAACTTTTGCAGCCCCTCGGTGTACCCGCCGACCGGCACCTCGCGCAGGAAGCGCTCGGCCTCCCGCTGCGCCGTCCTGTCGGCGCAGCAGACCGAAAATTCCCCGCTCAGGCGCACAATCTTGTCCAGCGCCGCATCGATGATCGGGATGGTCGCGCGCATCGCCTCGAACAGCTCGTACCGTCCTGCGCCGAGGCGGGAGGAGCCCTCCCATTTTTCCAGGAAGACGTCCTGCTGCGGCATGGTCTGCACGCTGAGCGCCCCTGGCGCTTTTCCCCGCCTTCCCCATAGTTTTTTTAAGTCCAATCACAGTCTCCTTCCTGCCGCGCGGGCGAAAGCGCGTAGAACCCGCTCTGCGGCGAACGGGCAACCGTCATACACAGATAACGCATCTCGTCCATCGCGTGGTCGTTTCTTTTGATGGGCGCGTCCTGGGCGCTGTTTTGGTCCCAGCGGTAGAGCCCGAACTCCCGCAGGATCCCGCCGCAGCTTTGGTGAAAGCGCAGCTGTCCCGAACGCAGCATGTCGCTGACCACCCGGATCCCGTCGAGCACGTCGTTGCAAGCCGGGATCACCAGGAATCTTCCGTGCCTGCGAATGCAGGTGATGAAGCTCGCCGCACTCGGGTCCACCACCACCGCCTCGATCTCCCGCTCGCCCGCCAGAGCGCACAGCGCCTCGTAGTACTCCTCGTCGGTGCGCACGATCCCGCTTTGACGCGCGTCGTGGTAGTATTCCGCCGCCCGGTACCACACCCCGTCCCGCTCTCCCCACAGCCCGATGGAGGTGGGGTTCAGGGTACCGTAGTCGCAGGAGAGGTACCAGCGCTCACAGTCCGGGACCGTGTCCACCACATGCCGCTCCCGCTCGAACATCGGATAGACCGCCCCCTCGGCGGCCACCCACTTGCCGAGCACGAAGCGCTCGTAAAACGCCCCGGTGTAAAGGCTGTGGTACCGCCGCACAATCTCCTCCCCCAGCGCCGGGTTGTCCGAGAGGGCGAAGTGCAGATAGAGCATGTTACGCTCGCGCCGCTTCTTGATCCACTCGTTATAAAACCAGTGGAAGGGGTGTTCGGGGTTGCAGTTGAACCAGAAGGTCGAGCCCGCAACCGAGCAGCGCGCCAGCGCCTGCTCGACGAACGAGCGGGGCATGAGCGCCACCTCGTCGAAGAGCACGCCGCCCAGCGTGATCCCCTGGATGAGCGCGCCCGAGCCCTCGTCCTTCCCCCCGAAGAGGTAGAAGCGCCCGGTGCGCTCCCCCATCGTCAGCTCGAAGTAGTTTTTCGACACCTTCTCCCGGCACTCAAAGCCGAGCTGCCGCAGCACCCCCAGCAGCGGGGTCACCACATTGCGCCGCAGCGAGGCGATGGTCTTGCCGCACAGCGCGAAGCTCTGCCCCGAAAAGCGCCAGAGCGCCCAGGCCGCGAAGGAAACCGACATGCACAGCGTCTTGCCGCTGCGCACTGCCCCGTCGCAGATCAGTCCGCTCCTGTGCGCCTCCTTCGAGCCGGGGGTCCACCAGGTCAGCGCCAGCAACTGCTTTGGGGAAAACTCCTTAAACTCCATCCTCGTCCTCCCGCGGCTCCTGCGCGCCCTTGCCCGCCGAGATGAGCGCACTGTAGAAGCTCCTCGCCTCGTCCGGGACCTTTTTCTCTCCCGCCCCCAGCGCCTCGAGGGCCCGCAGCCGGTCGTACAGCCCGATTTCCACCCCGGCGCCTCGAGGGCCCGCAGCCGGTCGTACAGCCCGATTTCCACCCCGCCCCCCTTGAGGGTCTTGATCGAGGACACGCCGTAAAGGTCCAGCCTTTCCAGCTCCTCGTCGCCCAGCTCCTCGGGGTGCAGGGCCAATTTGACCGCGTCGCGGTTGTCTACTGCGGCCAGCCGCCCGAGCCCCAGGCGCGCCAGGCTCTGCAGGCGCTCCTGCTCGAGCTCCCAAAGCCTGTGCACCTCGGCGGTTACCTTCTCCTTACCGATCAGCTCGATCGCCTGGTGAAGCGACAGCCCTGCTCTCGCCGCCGCGTGTTCGGCGTCGCAGCCGTGGGCGTAATGATAGCAAAAACAGCGCTCACGGCCTGTCAATTTTTCCTGTGTGCTCACTGAGGTTTAAACCAGCCCCTTTCCCGCTGTTGTCACGCTTTCGCGTGCAACCCCGGGATAAAACCTTTAAAATCTAACCGTTTTCGTCTATTTTTCTACACACCCTGCTTTTTTTCCTGGCCGCCGGATGGAAAAATCCTGGCAGAAGCCCGCCCATCCCCCTTGACGGATCGGGCCGTTTGGTGGTAAATTATCATCAGTAATGTAACAGTTGTTTCATCTATCTGGTTATGATTACGACATGAAGTGATTCTTTTCACCGCCCCGGCGGGAAACGAAAACCTCACCCCCAAAAGGAGATGATTCCGC